CGGCTATATCACGAATTAGTTTGTTATCTGAATACATTAGTTTTCTCCTAGTTTATTTTAATTTTTAGCAATTCCAACGGCGCAATGCTTTATTGATTGGTGAATCAGGGTCTCTGGCATTTTCAGGATTAGTCAATCTCTTTTTCATGCCACCCATTCTACTGCAAAAAGATTTTCTTCTGTTTGCATCTTTTGAACCTGCTTTTAGTTTAGATGGGTCTTTTGTTACCGCAGTCTTTAACTTTGAGCCTGGATTTTCTCTACGATAAACATCAACTGCCTTTTGTGATAGACCATCTGTCTTATCGGCTTTGTTAACTTTACTCCAGTCCTCATTCACATCTTCATTTTTCTTTTTACCGGCACAATGCGCCTTTTGGCTAAATCCTTTTGGATTATTGCAGTCAATACTACTCTTGTATTTTTGACTCCAATCTTCTTCCATTTCTTCTTCTTTCACACAAGAACCTGGAGAGTATGGTTTTTTACCTGGCACGGATTTGAAACCATCCCAACATCTTTCTGCAATAAACGACTTAAATGATTTCATTTTGGTCTCAATTCTGGATATTTATCATGCATTTGTTCTTTTGATAATTCATGCATATCTTTCCACATTTTTGCTTCTTTTTTAGTTTTTGTAGTTCTTATGTGGCGGCCAGTTTCATCGTGTACTTGATACTCTACATCAGCGGTAGTTCTACCACGATAACTTTCTTTTTTGGTTATCGTGGCATTCTTCTGTTCAACGATGAAAGACTTAAATGATTTCATGAACTCATAGACCTATTTGCTTTGAATGTTTTAAGGTTTATACCTTGTTTTTTCAATTCTAATTCTTTTTGATCTGAAGTAGATGTTGCATCTTCACCACCAGCACCGATTGTTTCAATAACATTTGCACGGCCAAGTTTCTTCAAACTAATTTTTTCACCAGAAGGGCGCCCTAGATTCTCACCAGATGTTGCCATTGAAAGACCAGGTTCAATTCCCCTATCTATACTTTCTTGTTGTTTCTCACGGGCTTGTTTTTGTTTGGCGCGGATTTGGTCAATGGTGATTTTTGTTTTGGTTGAGTTTTCTTTGCCGGTGCCTTGTTCTGTACTGGCGATGCCAATACTTTGGGCGGCTGGGGTGTAGTTGTAGTTTCCAGTTTCGGCTCCAATATTACCAATTCTTCCTTCGGTGTAGGTGGTGTTATTGGTTCTACTTTTTTGCTCGTTAAAAAACTCTTGATTAAATTCAGCATGGTCATTCTCCTCTTTAATTTTAATTGCATAACCTTTGGGGTGTTTCATTACTTCACCCCCATTAATGTGTGCCTCTTTTGCTGCTGCTCGGCGTAGTACAAATGTCTTTAGTGTGCCATCTTTTTTACGCAACAATTTTACTTTCTTTTCTTCAAAAAGTAAATCTTCAAAGTCTTCATTGACTTTCTTCATTGAACTTCCTGAGGTTGGAACAGTAGGTTCTTTCTGTGGTTCTTTTTCAACCTCAACTAGTTTATCATGTACAGAACGATGCGTCACAACACCATTAGTTCCATATCTACCAAAACCATAATACTTCAGACCCATTTTGCGAGCTTCTTCCGCAGCGCCTGATTCTGGATGTGGTGTTTGTTCTGCACCATCTTTTGGCACCGGTAGACTATCTTTCTTTTGTAACTCTGCGGCAACCCATGATGATGCAAGAGGATTTTGTGGTGGTGCTGAAACGAATTCTTTTATTCGTGTAAACATCTCAAGCAGTTCTTGTTCTTTTGCTTTCTTTACATCAGGTGGTGCATTTCTTAAATCTTCAGAGTTATCAAACTCCATATAATTTTCACCAAATAGCTTTGCATATTCTGGTCTACTGGCCTGAACGCCATCCCATTTTTCTTTACGAATATTTTCTGGCACAGTACGGCCGCCACGTTGACCACGTTCTATATTTCTTTGCTTAGAAACTTCATCTTCTGTATTGACAAGAATCATTGATGATTCATAACCAACACTTTCTAATTTTTCTTTTATCTTTTTTGTTTTTTCAAGATCATCACCTGTGCCATTGATAATTAATCCATTACGACCTAAAATGGCAAGACGCTGACGCAAATCTGTGACAGTTTTTGCGCGGCCGCGAATAATGTTTCTCATCTCTTCTTCTGAATCTGGCATGGTCTTATCAAGACCTTTTTTATCCATTAGATATTCAAGAGCTCTATCAGAATTCATTTCGGTCATTCCATGACCTGCAAGTGTATTGTCAAGCACATAGTCCTTGCCTGAACCAGGACCACCTGCTAAAAATACTACTTTGAAAATGGACTTATCGTGTACGCCTTCAAACAAAAGAGTTTCAAATTCTTCGTTGATGCTTTCGTTGGTTTTCATTGAATTAATAAAACTACGATATACAGCAGCTGCTGATGCTTTACCCATCACCTTTGCTCTTTGTTCCATTGCAATTGCAGCTTGTATCTTGTGTGCATGTGAGCGACCACTAGACTTTATTTTTCTTACACTTGCTTCAGCATCTTCTGTTGTAGCAAACTTCAGGCCATGAATCGTACCTTTTGGATCTTCGTCTGTATACAAATCTGAATGTTTATCCGATTTGTCCGGTTGACCTTCTTTTTTAGGTATTCTTGGTTCGTTTTCTTCTTTGATCTGCATACCTTTGCGAACATCATGGAACATTTCTTTTGCATGATGTTCTGGCACATGTGCAGGTACGCCTTTTTTGAATTCTTTGAAATTACCTGATGATGCATGACTACGCATTTTAGATGCAGACATGCCAGCAGTGCCTTCGGCATCAGGGTCTCTTTCACCTGCGGAATGTACTGTTATCTTTTTGAAGTTGTATAACTTGCCTTCACCTTTACCATTGTACTGTGCAAGTTTCTTTTTGTATTCTGGAACACGGTCAGAACCTGCAACCATGTGTAAATGAGTTACACCTTGTTTGTGTAACTTCTCTGCATGGGAAAGGAATGTAGGAGACTCTTTACTGGATGTAGAGAGGTTTGTTTTTGGGAAGAATCTTTTTGCGTGTTTGAGTTTATCAGCAGAAGATAATGGATTCTTGTCTTTATCTTGTGTATGTGATAAAACTACGCTGTGATTGCCACCAACTTTGTCAGCAACATCTTTGACTTTGTTTACGAGAACTTCATGGCCAGTTGTGGGTGGCCTCATGCGGCCAAACGCCATGACATGATGCACCTCTTTGTTTTCGCTAATAAATTCTCTAAATTTCATTCTCCGCCTCTACAGCAGTTGATTAATGGTCTATTTAGTAATTATGAGGCTTTACGGTGCATCCAAGACGCCCATCCTCTATTATAAATTATGATATTTTTGGGTCCAATAAGTTCATTTACTGCCTTACGAACACCATTGAATTCTTCAATTTGGTCAATATCATGGCCACCAATAAAACCACCAGGTTTTACCTTTGGTAACCATGCAATAATATCTTCCTTAACTGCTTCATATAGATGTGACCCATCAATAAAAACAAAGAATAAACTGTTGTCTGCATATTGTTTTGCAGCTTCTACACTTGGCATTTTTACTGGAGTTACAATATGCTTAACAGGTTCTATATTCTTTATGAACTCATCGTAAAGTGTATTGTTTTTAATTGATTCGTCTTCCATAAGAACTGATTCACCTGGTGAACCTTCCCATGTATCAACAGAATCTATTGTGATATTTTTACCAGAATTGATAATTGCAACGGCGGCATAACAAATTGATTTGCCTTTCCATGCACCAATCTCAACATATTTTTCAGGTGAGTTTGGTGGCGTGAAAGCGATTATATCTTCATATACACCTTCATAATTGAAATGTCCGGATACATTTTTATAAAAGTGATCCATTATTCGGCTACTATAAATGCATTTCCATAAGGATGTGGTACTGTCCAGTTTTCTTTTAGATGACCAAATTCGTAGTCAAAGTATTTGATTTTGAAACCAGCCTCAACTAAAGTTGTCAACCACCATTCTTCTGGTTCTTTTGTGACATGGGTAATATCCATCTCATATTCACGGATACGATACCGTGTGCCGTCACCCAAAGGAACAGCAACAAAAATGGTTTTGCATCGTCTACGCAATGCGGTCAGTACTGAAGGAATTTCTTCTTTAGGTATGTGCTCCAGTACATCCTTTGCGATGATTAGGTCCCAGCCACCTTTGATATCTTCAGCAGTATCAACAATAGTTAGGTAGTCTTTAACTTTCGGGTGACAATTAGTCACGGCATATTCTGATACATCAACACCATGTGCTTCTTTACCTAAAAGTCTCAAGGCATAGACCATAAAACCCTTGGCACATCCGAAATCTAATACTGTAGTAAATGGAATATTGTTGATGATTGAAGAAGCCTCACGAATACTGCGCTCAGGCATCCAACGATAGTTTTCGTAAGCACTTACTCTACTACGAACACCATCTTCGAAATACTTCTCATCAAATACTTTTTTAATTTCAAGCGAATTCATTATGTCTCGTTTCTGTTACTACATCGTCAATTAATTCATTTTGGTATGCATATTTGCAGAATGAACAGTTATGGTGTCTACGACTTACACCTGCACCACCGACTTGTGAATCATAAAATGCAGTAATGCCTTCAATATCACAAATCTTAAATTCATCATTTACTTGATAGTTATTCTCAGGTGCCAATTCAGCAGATGGGCACACATACACATTACCATCTGTAAATACACAAGGTTTAACCATGTGCATGTAACAGTTATCGTTTCTTCGTTCACCCTTAAAGTTAAAGTCAGACAAGAAAGCATACTTCAACTTGCCATTCTTTTCTTCGTGTACAGCAATCAACTCACCAATTCTAATAATATCTTTCTGTACTTCTTCAATTGATTTAATTGCATTGAAGGCGATACGACATGGTATTTTCTTTTCTTCAACCCATGCCAACATCTTCATAAAGTTTTCTTCTTTGTATGAATTTGATGCAAGTTTCTTGGCCTTTGTATCAGACCATTCACCAGTAATATTTGGATTAGTAGAAGTCTCTGTTGCACCATCCCAAACATATGCGGCTGAAATTTCAATATCTAAACCTTCAAATACTTCAAGGTGATACTCATATGGTTTCTTTTCATCCCATGAATACATGCCAAGGCGAACCCATGATAGCATATGCCAGTTCTTAACTTTCTTTAGTCTAGAACCATTCGTACAGATACCAATTTTCAATCCACGATTGTATGCATGTTCAATTGCTTCATCTAGTTTTGGATGCAATGTTGGTTCACCGCCGCCTGTAAACTCCATGCCTAGAACACCAAGGTCCGCGAATTGGTCAATTGCAGATTTCATTTGGTCTAGTGTCAACATCTCACTCATTGCTCTGTTAGCAAAGCAACAGAATGAACAAGTTAGATTACATGGGTTTGCAGGTGACATATGAAACATCACAGGCTTTGGTCTTCCACCATCCTGAATGATTTGTAACCTGTCCATGTGTTTCAACAACTTAGTTGCATTACTTGTGTAACTGCGACCTTGTACCTTGTCTTCGGGAATAGCTTTCTTCTTTTTTAATATCGCACTTGCGTTAATTATTTCCATATTATACCTTAAACGTAAATTCATAAACTTTTTCGTGGAGTTGGTCACCACTCCAATCAATATTCATATTTGCATACTCACCATACTTATCAGCCATAAATTTAGGAAATGCATCATTCAATATGGTATTCATTTCATTAAATGCAGCTATTTTATCATAGTTACTTTCTCTGTCTGGATGATACATCGAAACTTCATGTATGACACCCGCCTTTTCTTTTAGTATGGTACTGAATATCATATCAAAACCCCAACCACTAAACACATGATGATACTTCCAAAACTCCAGTAAAGTTGGAATCATCGATGAATGAAACCAAGGTGCCATACCTTCGATGAAGTTTGTTTTACTCCACAACCATTCTTTATTTTGGTGTAGAACTGCATGTGAAGAGGCCGAACCAGCAATCGTTGACAGTTGAAACAACTTCATATCTTGTTTCTGTGCAATCTCTAATGCACGATTCACACTTTGAATATCTGTTACAAGGTCATCATCCCAAAAACCAATATAATCATAGTCTCTGTAATCAAATGTTTCCATGAAATGTTTGGCCAAATCCCACTTGAAACCTTTGTCACGAACAAGTGTATCATAAGTTCCAGGTTCAGGTTGAAAGTCATTGTAGTTGTAAGCAATAACTTCATAGTTACGAGTGGGTTTAGTTAGTCGCCAATGATTGTCTTTATCATAGGCATCATGGTACGCAATAGGAATACCAACTGGCACGAATATCACATTACGCATATTTTTTCTCAATCAATTCTTTCCATCCAGGCACTCTATCATATTGATGCACAATTGCAAAAGGCGTACCATCGCTTGTGCATACTGTATTATCTACTAAAATAGGAGATTTGTCAACTAGTTTGCTACCATATTTACCTGCAATTTGTGGACCAGTTGTACCTAGTTGTGCAGCCCATCCTTCTTCTGACATTGTTTTTCTTGCAACATCATGGTAAGTTTTCATGCCTAGAAGAATGTTCCATGCCGCTTGGTCAGGTCCACCACCACCTTCAATATGATGTGAAGTGCCTTGGCATAACATATAGATGTTTAGAAACACATCAAGCATTGTATCAAACTCACCAGAAATAACACCCGCATTAAAAATTAGATTGTCTTTGTATGCATCATGTATCAATGGACCAAAAGACTTCATCAAATTGTGTGTGCCCCAATCTTCATCTTTGTAATACATGGACTCACAAGAAGCATTAATCTTCTTGTCACCAAGATTAGCTTCTAACCAAGTGGTTGGGTTTGATTGAAAGATAACATCTTTTACATCTGTAGTAATGATGTAACGATATTGACCTTTGAAATTTTTGAGTAGGTACCAAAGGTGTAAAAACCTTTCGCACATTATTGAGAAATCTTGCCTGTATTCAAAACGCTTTTCTTTATCGTTTCTCTTAAAGGCAAAGATTGTATAACCTCTCTTTGTCAATTCATCTGCAACATCATAACTGATATTGTAACAAATCATGGCCTTCGTTCCTTCGAAGCCTGACCTGTCTAATGAATTAACCCACGGTTCAATTTTATCAAAACTGTAGCCCGTAATAAAACCAATCACCATATCTTTCATAACAACTCCAATAATTATTTTTTACTTTTATAATCCTTAAATGATTTCAGACCTTGACCTGGTGTATCATTCTTATATGTATTCGCCGCTGTATCAGTACCTTCTTGACCTGCGCCCGAAACTGAAAGTATGTCGGCATTAGGAATTTTCTTTTCTTCTGTCACACTCTTATGTAGTTTAACACCAGTAACACTCTGTACCAACTTCCATGCATCTTTATGTTTCTTGTTCTTAACATGATCATCAAACTTTTTCTTTTGTTCAGGTGTTGCATTACTTTTGAACTTAATCAACTCCATAATACCAATGTTGCCTGCATATGCGGCTTCTTTTAGAATCTTTCGGTTTGACACCACCCTAATTACTGCGTTTGACATTTTATCCTCTAGTCAAGGTAAGAATCTTTTGAATCTGTGATTCGAGGATTGGTTTACGATTTGGCCAATTTATATATGGCTTGTCGGCCGTCTTCAGCAAATTAGTTAAGAAAGGCATAATAAGTTTCTCTACTTGTGCCAATCTGGCCTTGTATTCTTCTACTGTCTCATCTTTTTCTGCGATAACTGCATTGTATTCTTCTTCAGATACCGCAGAGAATCCAAAATCATTATCTCCAAATTCTGCAATAATTTTGTTTATATCATATGATGGCATTATTTACTCCAATTCTTCTGTGCAGTAAAATTCAGGTGAGAGAACTCAAGTCTATCAACCAATTTAACTGCATTACCTGATAGCTTATCAACTGCAACAAAACCTTCAGGATTTGTCACTTTGAAACCGTCTTCTGTTTGTACGAATGTGCTTGTAACTTGTTTCATCTGTTGTAGTTTTTTGATAATCATACTCTTGGCATCAACCATGCCATTTTGTATATCAAATACATTTTTCAAATCGTTTGCAGCACCACGGAGAGTACGCATGATTTCATTTTTAATCATGGTTTTTGCTCTCTTTGTTTTTTCCAGTTTTGCAGAGACAATATCTTTGTTTAGTTTTTCTTCTACCCACTTCATCAGCTCTCTTGTGTGTGCGGCTGTATTCGTAATCTTTTGGCCTTCACGCACTTTGGTGTTATTGAATGTCTTAATGTATTCTCTGATTGTATCATTACTGGTTATTCTACCAATAGACATTGAGTTTGTTTGTTTGAATATTGCACCAATAGTGGACAGAATAGAAGTTATTTGCTTTGTTTCATCTTCTGTGAATGATGCAGTACCAGATGCATCAGTGAAATATGCATCACGAAACCAAACATCTTTAGTTGATGTGAGATTTCTGATATCAATATTGAATGATGCCTTCATATCAGCAAATGTTTTGCCTGTGTATGAAGTATGAAACACAACACCCAGCTGTGCAGCCTGCATTGTCTTTGCCAACTTAGAATCAGATGGCACAGCATAGATTAATGTGTTTGGTTGAAATGTAATATAACTTTCACCATCAAGTGTCTTCTCTGATAGGTCACCTTTTGCAAACATCATATCACCTTGCAGAACACCTTTGATGCCAAGTTTTGGAAGATAACGTAGAGCAACTTTAAGTTTTGCATTAAGACCTTCACCTGGATGGTTCTTATCAATGTCTGCATCGGTGTAATTCAACTTTGCATTTGCATTGAAGACACCTTTTGTACCAACAAAGAATTTACCATTGTCAGGATTGATACCGCAAAAGATTGCGGGTGAACCATCCCACTTTGTCGTGGTGTTTACTTTTGACGATGAATGGCCCGCAAGCATATCTCTCAAGGCCTGTAAGAAATTAATTGCATCACGACCACCTTGTACACCACGATTCAAAAT